GTGGTTGCTGCCGTGTTTACTCGTAGCTGTATAACTGCTCCAGCGGTTTTATTTTCTACCGTGAAAACGTTTTGTGTGCTTGGTGCTCGCCAGTTATAGCGGTTAATCGCTAAGTTTGACCCGTCTAGCTTTCCCTGTTCTGCTCCTGCGGTTGCGACGGTGAGATAGGTTATGAATTTAATCCCGTCCAGCTTGGTTATTAGCGTGTCAAGAATTAAGCTTTTGTTAGCTTCTACGGCTACGTAGTCGGCTGGATCAAAATCTTTAACATCTTGTAGATTTGTTATCTCGCTATCCATTAACGCCCCTGCCGCTTGCACGTTGGTAGCGTCGGTAACATCAGCGTCATCTTCTACATTTATAAGTGTTCTTAGTTGAGCGGGCGTAAGCTCCTGTGAGTCTCCTGCCCCAGCTGCTATACGACCTAGGATTGTGTTAGTTGCTACGTTAGACACAACGTTAACTGTTTTATCATCAACATATTTTTTTGTAGACGCCTGTAAATCGGTGGTTGGGGCTGGTATTATTGGGGAGCTGCTAAAAGTCTTAACGCCTGCAATAGTTTCAGCGCCTGTCTTTGATACTTTTTCTGATAATTCAGTTACTGTGTCGTCAGGTAAATTCTCGCCTTTAGTTAAAATAGCTTGAATTTCAGGACTAGTCTTCGCAACAGTTACCGCCTCATCGTCTACCGTCCAAGCAGCGCCGTTATTACTTACCGTTATGTCTCCTTTGTCTCCGTCGGTAACGCCGCCGCCACTATTAGATGCAGGGGTAGTAAGTAACCAATTGTTATCATTTGAAGTGGTAGGCTCTGAATTTACTCCAGATAAACTAGTCCACTGATTGCCTGCATGACTTACGCTTTCACCTACTTTTGGTCGAAAGTTTACGCTCCAAATCTTTTTTTTATTCTCAGTATTGGCTGTTATTTGTGAAGACATTTTTTATTTTTTTAATAATTTCTTAATCGTTTTCCCTGGAAGTTCCGTTAACACTTCCATTTCTAGTTTCTTTAGGCTCCTCAAGTAACGGCTTTAATTCAATGTTAGAATTTTCTTTTTTGTACTTATTATAGTTGCTCAACCAATCACTTCCATTAGCCATTTGCGTAGCTTGCTCCCTGCTTATTAACGGGGTGTTATCTTGAAGTAGTGATCTAATCGCTTTCGCCTCTTTAAATGGGTCAATATGTTGCATTTTCTTACCAACAAATCTTGAAGAATAATAAGCCTCCAAAGCCATTTCATCATTTGTTGCAACAGCTCTGTCATAACCAGAACTATCTAAGGTGCCTTTCATATACTGATAATAGCACCAGAAGCGGTTAATTGGCTTATAAAATTGCTCTACTATGATGTTTTCTCGATATATATCGATAATATACTCCCACATATTTATTGCTGCTCTGGAGCTGCTATATGACTGCTCAAACATCTGGTTAGCAAATTCTGGCGGTATATCAATAGAAGCACAAAGTGATCTAATAATTGCTTTATGAAATGGATCAAAACTTACTTCGCTTTCGTTTGTTGTAGATTTTAATTTTGCACCCATTGGCAAGTTAAGAACCTGACCACTGGTTGATTGCCTTAAGGCTTGAGCGGTTCGTCCGCTTTCTTCAAAACTGCTTTTGTCGTTTATTGTGGTGCTTACCTTTCTTGCGCCTAAACCTCCTAGCGGGTTTTCACCTGTTGAGTGATCATCATGCTCAAAGGTGTAAACTAAATCAGCCATTTTCTCAGCCTTAGAAACAGAAGCCTCAACAAATCTGTCTAGTTTAGAGATTTTCTCCATCATGGAGCTAATTTTTGGAATGCCTCTATGATGATCCACCCTATGTTTGTCTCCATAAATCATCCAAGCCATTAAATTACCTCGAGAGTCCTTAGATTTTACTCTTTCGTAATCTGCTAAGTTGTTGTTTTTATCAGTTTTAACCCAAAAAGCCACATGCTCCCCTTTTGCGTTAACTTCAACCCCTTCAACTATTTTATTATTAAGTCCTTTTTTTTCTTGACTAAACGGAGTCTCGATTTGCTCGCCGTCAATTAACTGGATCTTTATTCCCGTTTTTTCTAATCTCATTATTATAAGGGCGTCTCCGCCTAAGAAAGCGGTTTTAAAGGCGTCACTTGCTTTAGCGTGTAGATTTTGCCTTCCCGAATAATCGCTTAATTTTGATTTTGCCCAAAGATTAAATAACCGCTCTTTTTTATTAATGTCGTCATCACTTATTGGATTATAGCCCAATAATCCTAAAACTTCATTATCTGGCTCATATTCAAATTTTAGCCCAGTACCAACGCACCATTTAAAAAATTTGCCTGTAATCAGCTTAACTAAATCAGTCTTTAAATCTAATTCGTAAGCTCGAAGCCTTAATTTTAAATGATCTGGTTTTAAATCGTAAATATCTCCTAGCTCTCCGATGGTTTTTTCACCGTCGAAAGCAGCAGAATAGACCAAGTTTTGAGTCCTAGGATATGCGGGCATGTAGTTACCGCTATGGCTATTAACCTCTAATGATTTTGGATCAATATTTTGATTACCTAAGGTGCTTTTCTCTTTAGCTTCTTTGGATTTGTTTTTAAAAAAATCATTCCATGCCATAAATTAGTAATTTATTCGCCCTCGCAAAATAGTTATTCTTCCGTTGTGCCTGTTGATGTACATCTGTAGTTGAGTCTCTAACGCATGTATTCCCTTGACAATCTGGTCTAAGGATCTATATTCCGTGCTAATTTTCATCTGACCATCATCTAATGTATAAGATGCAGTGCCCGAGTCATCTATTGCATCGATCATTTTCTCATACATCGAGTCAATTAAAATTTCAATCGCTTCAATCCTAGCCTGTTGGCTGGACTGCGATTTAATATATTCGGAAATAGTGTAAATAGATCTCATAAATACAAATATATAAAAAAACCTATTGTCGATGACAATAAGTTTTTTTATTTTTTTTATAGATTTACTTGTTTAATAAACCTCATCCGCTGACAAACTCCACAAAACTAGCCCAGTCTAAATGCCTAAATTTAGAGGGATTACTTCTTTTTATGAGATCCATGTAAACATAACGAGCGGCTAAATTATAAATTTCAACATCCCAAAAGTGGTTTTCTGTCATCGTGGTTTTTTTATCCCACTTAAAGCCTACGACTTGCCCGTTTTCTTTTACTTCTTTTCTTTGCTCGCTTTCAAAATGCTTAAAATAATCCTTAAAACTATATTTGCCGTCTTTAGGACTTGGAAAATTCATAAAGCCAGGAGGTTGTGTGCCATCATCTGTTTTCCTTAGCTTCATGTAGCTTGCTAATTCGTCTTTTAATTGATTTACTTCTAATATATATAACTTTATGTTCTCACGGCTTCTCTTAACGGCCGGCGTGTCTTTGCTTTCGGCTCTATAATTTTTATCAGCTATTCCCTTTATTCCATACACGGGATTATTTCCGTCATACATCCCTATAAATTGATCTGCATATCTTGTGAAATAGCCGGTATCAATTATAGAAATGCTAATAACATATTCTGTGCCGCTCTGACCGATTAAATCACCTCTAATTATTTTATCTAAAATAGGCCACACGCTATTTTTTTGGCCGTGCATATAAGTGTATTTTTTTCTCTGATAGTCGTTTTCAATTTCTCTTTTAGATTTTGTATGTTTACGCTTAAAAGTTCCAATAGATCCCTGATCGATTGAATATTTCACACCGTTTGCTGCATAAGCAGAAATTGCCCAATCAATACGAACATCCTCAACATCTTCATCTGTGTTCATTATACCGCCAAGGTCAGCAGCAAGGGAAATAAAAACAATTTCGCCGTTTCCGTCCTCTTTTGATAGCTCATCTGGTATTATTCCAATTTCATAGGTTCCCGTATTTTTCATTAACTGCATAATTTTTGGAGCTTCTCCTCTTTCCTCAAAAGGTAAACCCAACCGAACATTATAAAATGCCTTTAGCATATCGATGTTGACGGGTTTCTTTGGTGGACACGCCTCTAAAAATTCTTTAACAAGATCCAGCCAGCTAAAAAACCCAGGAGGTATAATAAGCGAATTAATGTAATAGCTTCTATAATTTTCCTCTAACGGCTCAGCCGTTGCAATCCATTTTCCGTTTTGGTTTAAATCGTTTTTTGATTTTTGACTTACCTTATGGCCGCAATGTGGACATTTATATCTTACACTGTTTTTTATTAATTTATTGTTTTCATCAGTCTCCCAAACTATTCCCGCGCGTTTGTTATTTGGCAAATTAATTTGAAAATCTGTCGGCATCCATCCATTACATTCTACACATAACCAATGCCATTTTCTTTGGTCCCCTTGCATATATGACTCATAAACATTTGATGTTTGAGTTTCTGTAGGTGTGGAGATAACATACATTTTCGCTAAATTACCATAAGAGGTTTGACGCGCTTCAACTAGCTTTCTAATGCTACCCTCTTTTTTATCACTCTTAGGTGCAGCATCGAAATCATCCATGAAAACAGTTTTGACACTAAAAAATCTAAACTTACTAGCGTTATTGGTTCCCTCTATAATTGCAGATCCGCCAGCAAATTCTTTTGATAAATCCGTGTCTCCAGATCGTTGACCCTTTGCTCTTATAGTGTTTGGTCTTATTAAATGCTTTAAATTACTCGCCTGCATTATATTATCAAACCGTTCTCGAATTGTTTTCTTTGCCAAATCTTTATCTCCAGCAGTAAACAAAAAATTATCTGGATTTTCAGAAATTATATAGGCCATTCCAGGAACCACTAAACCCTGAGTAATTCCAGATTGAGCGGATTTCATAACCGCCACCATTTTCGTTGGATCGCTTGGGTGTAACGTGTCAACGATTTCCCGACAATATGGAGACAAATCGTAACTCATGCGGCCGTTAAATCTGGAAACTTCTTTCGGTAAAAAAATGTTATTTTCAATCCATTGGCTTGGAATCTCTTTTACAGATTTATAACTATAAAGTTTTTCTTGAAAACTATTTATTTTTTCCTTCCATTGTTCTGCTATCATTTTCTTTGCCCTCTATTTAATGTTTCTGAATATTCCTCAATCGCGTTATCTAATTCCTTTTGCGATAGGTCTTTTGATTTTTCAACATTTAAATTTATTATTACCGAAAGTTTATCAGTGATCTCGGCTAATTTATTTCGATCCCCTTCCGCTAGGATCTCGCAATATATACTCGCTAAATTTTCCGCATCACTTTGAAAAGTTGAAAAAATACTTTTGTTGTGAATGTTTAAAATTTGAAAAACTAAATCAACTGGAATTAATTTACCAGCCATTTTTTCAATCTTTAAACGCTCATGTTCAGCCCTGTATTCCACCAGCTCCGCATCTGCTTTCTTTTTTCTAGTAGCCCAGTCAATAATTTTTTGACTATTTAAATCAGCAGCACTTGGCGCGTCGTTAGCTTCTTTGTTTTTTAGGGGTGTCGTGGAACCCGACGGCCTTGGTTTTTTCTTTACCGTTGGCAATGGTTTGGCTAATGGCTTTTTATTTGACTTAGGTAAAGGCTCTACAACCTCCGTATAAACCTCGTTTATCGATCTATTTTTATCATCAAACTTTTTTTGATACCGATCAAAGAAAGTTTTATTTTGAGCGTTTTCTGTATTTATTTTTCTAAACTCAACCACCAAATTATTACGACCAACGTTCGTATTTATTACTTGAACGTTCGTATGGCAAAGAGCAGCAAATTCTTTTCTAGTTAGTAATGCCATTATTTTTTTAAATCTTCTTTAAGTTTATTTAGGCATTCAATTAAATCATCCTCAGAATAAAGATTTCTAGTATTCCAATAGTCTTTATTATCAATCCTATCTTGTATTGGCTCAATCCCTAAATTGTTAAACCATTTTTGAATATTCATCTGTTATTTTTTTTACCTCAACCCCATGTTTTACAAGGGTTTTCAATTTGTTATATAACAAATATAATCTTTTTTAGCACAAATCAATATAACAAACCGCAAATCTATGTAAAATACCTAAAGACCGGGGTGTTTAAAGTAT